GATAGACAGTATGAGGTGCCTTTATTAGTTGAGAAGCACCTTCATAGTTTGTTAGAAGAGTTAAGTCATAAGTTTGACAAGAAGTTTGATGGTAGTACAGAGTTCTTTTCAGGTTTAGATGAAGATATGTTGTTAGGCTATATAGATGAATTTACTGAGAGAGATTTACTTAAAGGTGAAACTACGATGTCTATAGCTAATTATGAGGCAATATGTAGTAGTAAAAATGTTAAGAAGTGTGTGAAAAGTAACGAGTTACAATTCTAACCGCTCAATCACCGCTAGGCTAGAAGTATGTACGCCATGCATAGGCAAGCCAAGTAATCATAAGATGAGTATACCGAAATCACCCCTATTTTGTCAATTCATATTATTTAATATAAGGGATAGATTTAGTAATTTGCTTCATATTAGTTAATATTAGACTACTTCTATAATAGATTCAGCAATTTGTGATATACTTACGAAAAAGGATTTACTTATGGCTACAAGTACAACAATAACACTTACTGAAGAGTGGGCACAGTTAACAGATGATACAGAGGATTTTGCAATCCAAAATACAAGTCCTAAAGGTACTGCAATACTAAAGTATTCTGCTGATGAACCTGGTGCAAGTGCATACGGTAATATATGTAAGTCTAGAGAAGGTTTATCTAGTGCTATATTTGGGCAAGGTGTAGTTTGGGGACGTACTCCTATTGGTGGAGTAGGTACTACTGTAGAAGTGACTAAGTAATGAAAGTGCCTACTTTAGTTAATCTAGTAGGTCTTGTTGCTTACGCAAGTGGAGCTTCATATAGTCCTTTACTACGCTACAAGTGGAATACTACTATTACTGATGGATATAGAACTCTCATAGATAGTGGTACATCTCCACGCTATAATGCTGATTTATATTTCGGTAGTGGTGTAAAGTTTAATGGTATTGACCAAAGAGTTAATTCAATTAATTGTGTAATAGGTGATATAGGCTATATATTTATGGAAGTTAGAGCTATAAACGGTGTATACTTTTTATCACAAGCTGGTGCAAGCAGATTATACATTAAGGCATCAGCACATATTGGTTTAGGTGATAGTGCTAATATTCCGACTGGCAGACAAACAGACTTAGACGATGGAAATCATCATACTATTCTAACTATGTGGGATAATGGTAATTGGACTCAAATTATAGACAATACAGAAGTTTTAAAAGGAACATACGAGGGTGCAGTAAATGTTGAAGCCATATCCCTAGGTGGTTCATCTGCCTATGATAACTATAATGAGTTCATAGCTAAAAATACACAGATAGGCTCTTTTATACCAACTCAAACACAAATAGAATACCAATACAACAATCCCGAAAAATTCCTATACAGAGAAGATGATATTCTCAAATCTGAAATACTACCTCAAACTGAGATAGATAATGTAGTAGCTTATTTACCTATGTGTGAGACTGATGGATTTGTTAGAGACTTAGTTAGCTATAGTGAAGGTGTTGAAATAAATGATGAAAATGCTGAATGGTGGTTTGTAGGAAGTAATTGGAGTTATGCAGATAATGTACTAGAGTCTTTAGGGGATAATACAGATGCAAGAGCCCAAATAGATAATCCTACACTATTTGCAGGGAAATTTTATACACTATCTTTTGATGTGTTGACTCATGATGGTGTGCTTAATATATATATAATTGATGGTGGTTTTAATAGACTAGATATGATTCAAGCTGCTGGTAGTTATGCGTATACAGTGTTTATAGCAAATGACGAGAGTTATTTTAGTTTCTACTCAAATCCATTTACGGGAACTATTGCTAATATTTCTATTAGAGAGGTTACAGGTACATATCCTATAGCTAGTTATACAGATGAAGCACGTACTGATGCTACGCAACTTAGAAGTGGGTTACAATCGTGTTTTCTTAAAAGAGATGCTGCAGGAGTACCGTATGCTGGTAATTTTGATAGTGTTAAATTCGATGAAGTAGGTAAAATAGATACTAATTATATTGTAGACAGCACAAATAGTTACCATGTAGAGTTTATAATAAATAGAAAAGATATATATTTATATGAAACATTTGGTACAAATAGAGATTTATTCCGACTATACGAGACAAGCATGACAGTGAAAGTAAGAGATCAAACTACATCTGGTGCAAGTATACCATCAACTGGTGCATTTCATATATACAGTCAATATATTTCTACTGGAATAGATACTGGGGAACATAAACTATGGGTGAATGGTGTACTAAAAAACACTACAGCTATAGATAAATCTTCCTACAGTGGTGGAGAATGGTATTTCCCTTCATCACTGATTAGCGAGTTTAGGATGTTCAATGTACATATAGAAGTACAAGATCCAACTAAACTATATAACACCGCATTAGCAAAAGGGTTACTAGATTAGGTTGATGAAATCTTCGAATAACCGCATAAATGGGTAGCTTTTCAGCTATCCACTTCCCAAAATCTTACATTTTCCTTAACTTTCAGCTAACATTAATAACAGTACGTATATACTTCCTATATTAAACACATAAAGGTGATACATGGGAAAGACTAAGTATAAGTTATTGAGTATAGATGAGAGATTAGCATTGTATGATGAATATCATGGAGTAGGTTTCGGAGATAAAGAAGTTAAGTTAGAAGAGATGATGCTTAGACTTGGTGTATCACGAGCTACGTTAAGTAGATGGCTTCAGAAGATTAAGCAAACACTACAAGATAAGCCACATGAAGATGAGTACTTATTCTTGAAAGGCAAATCTGATTATGTAGATTATGAGAAAAACCCTAATGGTGATCCTGTTCGTGGTTGGAAGAAGTATGATACAGATAATGAAAAGAGATTTACAGCTATTAAAGAATCAGTAGTAAGATTGATGGCTGGTATTGAACCTATAGAGAATGTACCTGCTCCTGAGTTCCTCTCTAATAAACTATGTAATGTATTCATATCTAATGACATTCATATTGGTGCACTTATGCAAGCTAAGAGTACTAGAGACAGAAACTGGGATACAGATGTAGCTATTGATACGTTGAGAACTGCTATTGACTTCTTAGTTGAGAATAGTCCTCAAGCAGACGAAGCTATTGTAGTTGATTTAGGTGACTTGACTGAGATGGATGACTTCAAGAATGCAACTCCTCATAGTGGTAATAGTTTAGATGTAGATGGTAGATACAGTGATGTAATAACTGCTGCAATGGATGCAATGGTGTACATGGTAAACAGTGCACTTAAGAAGCATAAGCTTGTTAGGTTTATCAATATAAGTGGTAATCATGATATTACTACAGGTCATGCTATAAGAGCGTATGTAGTGGCGTGGTTTAGAGAAAATCCTAGAGTAATAGTTGATAATGGTCATGAAGATATTAAGTATCATAAACACGGTAATACTATATTAGGTTTTGCTCATGGTGATGGTCTTAAGATGCAAGATGGTGGTGAAGCTATGGTAATGCATAATCCTGATTGGATTGAGTCTAACCAGAATAGGTATTTCCACTTTGGTCATAATCACAAAGACAAAGTATTTGATGGTAGATTGTGTAAGAGTGAAAGCCATAGAAACTTAGCACCACTAAACAACTGGGCAAGTCATAAAGGTTTTGGTAGAAGTGCAGGAACAATGAAATGTATTACATACCATGAGTTAGCAGGAGAGTACAATAGAGGTACTTTCAATGTAATGATGATGGAGAATGAAGATGGAAATTAGTAAAGATGTGCTGCTAAAAGCACTAGGTCTACAGTATATTAAAGACATTGACGTAATAACAACTAAAGTTGATACAGCGTCAGATTTCGAAGAAGTAGCTAAACTCTATGATGAGTTAGCAGAAATTACTAGAGCTGCCGGTAAAGACTTTGCAGCAGTTGAGGCTAAGTATGAAGTACAATAAAACTGATAGACGTACTGCTAACCATGAATCAGATTACTGTATAGAGTGGAGTGATGGTACGCTAGTGTGGGTTAAAGATGATACTATAGTAGATTTTAATGATATGCTTGAAGCAGAACAAGTTAATGATTTACTAATTTTAATATGTACAGAACTAAAAGAGTATAAATCTATGTATGAAGGATTATGTAAATGAGTAATGATGGTTTAGTTATAGGATTAGTACTGCTTTGTGCAGCGATGGCTGTTACTCTAGTATATAAGTTGTTGTTTACTTCCCCTGATGAAGATAATTCCACTTGGATAGGATAAGATATGATTGAAATTGAAATGATACAAGAACAACTTGGTAAGAAGAAAGGTGAACTCGTTACACAAGGAACTGTTGATGAGTTGAACAACTTAGTTGACGACCCTGAGTATGGTGAAGAGTTCTTAGATATGTATGTAAGCTACTTCAATGTAATGGAAGGTAACTCTGCTTGGTCTACTCCTAAGTATATGAATGCTATGAAGTTCTTCTGTTTGGTTGAAGGTGGTCATAATGGTGTGGATGCTTACGTAAAAGTATTCCCTGAAAGACTTGAAGCTAGAGTCAAAAGAGGTCAAGGTAAAGATAATATGGGTGGCGAGTCCTCTCGTTATAACGCTAGTGCTTTAGTTAATGAGATACGTAAAGTTGCTACAATTCCTGTACAGCTAATACATAGACATTTGTTACACGAGGCGATCCTAGTAAATGCTGACTTGATGTTACATGCGAAGAGTGAGATGGTTCAACAAAAAGCTGCTGAGACTCTTATTAGAGAACTTAAACCAGTTGAAGATACTACTATCAATCTTAAGGTTGGTATGGATGATGAAACTAGAAGTGCTCAACGTGAGTTAGTTGACCATGTAGGACAGATAGCTCTTAACCAGCAAAAGATGTTAGCATCTGGAATGAGTATCTCAGAGATACAAAGGCTGAATATTAAAAAGCCTGAAGTAATAGAAGCGGAGGTAGAGTAATGGTTAATGTACAATTTGATAAATGTAGTGAGTGTGGTAGACCTAAAGATTACGTTAGGTTTGGTAAAGACGATAAACCTATACTTTCGTGCAAGTACAACCATTATAGTGCACCTAAACCGCATTGTGTATTTACATATCCTGATGGCAGTACTACTAAGTGTAAACTTGGCAGTATTATAAAAGGTATACGTAAAGGACTCCATAGACCCATAAAAGTTACGTTTGTAGATATCAATAAAAACGATTTGAGTATGCAGGAGTTCATTTATACTTGTACTATCGCTTTACATGGTTCCAAAGGAGAAGTAGAATATGTCTAAACTTGCAAATATACCAGATAAGCCCAGTGTGGATTGGTTACTATCAAATGTAGATTTAACTTTTAAAGGTTACATCCCTAGTGTAGTAGCATTTGAATTTTTCAACTTTATTAGACTTGCTCTTGGAGAAGAACCTGAGAATGCAAATCCATTAGCTCATTACTTCTTAATTGATACAATCTTTCAACAACCTAATGTTGCGTTCTATTTTGAGGCTAGAGGTATCAACTATGAAGAGATTAAAGGCAAGACAGCTATTATGTGTTGTCGTGAGTTCTCTAAATCTACATTGATTGGTACATATCTACCGTTGTTTATAGCGTGGAAAGGTAGTATCCCAGGTTACGGTAAAGTGAACTATGGTCTGTACGTTGGGGATAGTATGCGAAATAATGTTAAGACTACTATGAATACTATTGAATTAGTTTTCTTAGAGAGTGAATGGTTAGTTGACCAATTTGAGTCATATAGATTCACAGATGAGGTTATGGAATTAGTTAGACATCCATCTACTAAAGCTGAACTAGCTGCATTTCAGAGAGCTGTAGATATGGGTAAGAAGAAAGAACAAGTACCTGGTAGAAGTAAGCGTAAGTTTGCTATGAAAGGTGTTGGTGCCGCAACTGGTACTCGTGGTACGAGAAGTGGTCTAGATAGACCTCAGTTTGCTATCTTCGATGACTTGGTATCTAGTGAGACTGATGCTAATAGTGAAGTTGTATTAGGCGGTATTGAGTCTACGATAGATTCAGATGTACTTAAAGCACTACATGGTGCTGGTAACTTTAGTATGATTATTGGTACACCATATAATAAGAAAGATCCAGTTTATCGTAGACTTGAAAGTGGTAGATGGGTTCCTATTGTATTTCCTATGTGTAAAGAGATAAATGTAGATATTACTAAAGAAGAGTTTGAAGGTGTGTGGGAAGATAGACATAGTTATGAGAAAGTTATGAAGCGTTACTTAGATGACTTAGCTGAGAATAAAATGCGTTCATTTAACCAGGAGCTTATGCTTAGAATTACTAGTGAGGAAGACAAACTTATCCCTGATAGTTATTTGACTTGGTATAAGCGTTCTGACATTATTAATAGAGGTGGAGAGTATAATTGGTATATTACTACCGACTTTACAACTACAGGTTCTAAGGGTTCAGATTTTAGTGGTATGGCAGTGTGGGCTGTCAATAGTAATGATGATTGGTTATTAGTAGATTTAAGTCTTAAGAAACTTGAACTAGAAGACCAGTATAAAGAGCTGTTTAGACTAGTTAATAGATACAAACGATTCACAGGTAACATAGTGGTTGGGGTAGAGACAGATGGGCAACAGAAGGCTCATTTACATGCTATACAGCAACGTATGTCTAAAGAGAATGAGTATTTTACATTAGGTCAACAGAAAGGTTCTACATCTTTAGGTATTAGGTCTGCTAGTGTTCCTGGTAAGAAGCATGACAGGTTTAAAGCTGTAGTACCAATGTTCCAGACTGGTAAGATTTGGTTTCCTGAAGAACTGCGTGAGACAAGTAGTATGCAAGAATTACTGACTGAGTTACAGTATGTTACGTTTTTAGGATTTGGTTCTACTCATGATGATGGTGCTGACCTTATCACACAAATGCACTTAATGGAAACATTTAGTCCTAGTACAGTTGCTCAAACAGCTCATCCTAAAGATGCTATGTGGTTTGATGATGTAGATGATGATTATGAGAGTGGTATGAGCTCATATGTAGTTTAAGTGTAGCTTAATCGGTAATACGGTATTATTGGGTAAAAATTTACTGGAGATTGCATATGACTGTAGCAGATGTAATTGAGGATGCTAAGTACGGAGAACTCTCCCAGCTTGGTGTAGTCAAGAAATTAGAGAAAACAGCAACTAAAGCTGATGGTGAGAAGCAGATACTGAGTTATATTAACTTAGGTCTTATAGAGATTTATAAACGATTTTCTATGCGTACTGAAGAGACTGTTATCACTATGGTAGAAGGTCAATCTTTATATACGATAGATATTGCTAATATATACCATGACCCAGATAATCTGGATGGTTACTTAAATGCGTTACCAGGAGAATTGAATGCAGTACTAGGTGCGTATGATGAGGAAGGTGAAGCTTACCCTTTAAATGATGAGACAGATGACTTGAGTGTTAATACTCCTTCGTATAATGTTATTCAAGTTCCTAATCCTGTAGCCGGTGAAGGTGTATTCATTATATATAATTCAGCTCCAGATAGGCTTATATGGCAAGAAGATTTATCGTTAGTTACGCTACCGATTGCTCCTGCATTACTAGAAGCATTGTTGCATTATATTGGATATAGAGGACATGGTTCTGTAGATGGTAGTATACAAGCAGAGAACAATACACACTATATGAGATTTGATGCTAGTTGTAAACGTGTTGAAGCGTTAGGGTTAAATACTCTAGATGCTATTTTAGGAAATAATGTACAAGAAAAAGGATTTGTGTAATGAAAAGAGCACCCTCTTCAGGCGTATCTAGTGGTGAGGTTTCTCGTCAACTAGATAATACTGCCTATGATAATGTTAAAGTTGTAGCATTAGCTATTACAGATGTAGCACTTGTAGCTGATAATATAGATGATCTGATTGCTGCCTCAGGTAATATAGCTGAGATACTAATTGTTGCTGGACTAGAGGATGAGATAATATCTCTAGTTACTGATAAAGCTACGTTAGATAGCCTATTTGCAGATAAAGCCACACTAGACTCTCTAGTAGCTGATAAAGATAGTTTAGACGCAGTAGCTCTTGCTTTAGCAGAAATTATTATAAATGCATCTAATATCGATGATATAGTTACTATAGCAGATAGTATAGCAGATGTAAATACTATAGCTGATGATATAGCCGCAGTAATTACTGTAGCTGTTAATATAGCGGATATTACTAACTTTTCAGATGTGTACTATGGAGCAAAAGTTGCAGATCCTACATTACGAAATGATGGTTCTGCTATGGTTTCAGGAGATATGTACTTTAACACTATAGCTTCTGAACTTCGTTATTACAAAGGTACTGTATGGGAACCAATTCCGACACTTACGAAGGAAGAAGTTAAATCGTTATATGAGTCTAATGACAATACTAATGTATATAATGATATTGAAAAAGCTAAAGTAACTCATATTTCTGTTACACAAGCAGTTGATTTAGATGCTATAGAATTAAGAATAGAGGGTTTAGATAATGTAGATAATACATCTGATGCAAATAAACCAGTATCTGATGCAACGCAAACGGCACTAGACCTTAAAGCACCAATAGCAGACCCTACGTTTACTGGGACAGTAAGTGGTATAAGTAAGACAATGGTAGGATTATCAAATGTTGATAATACTTCAGATACCGCTAAACCAATCTCTACTGATACACAAACTGCATTGGACTTAAAGACAAATAATGTAGATTTAGTCACAGTAGTAGGAAATATCAATAACCCATTATTGAGTATACCATTACATAACTCATTAGATATAGAAGCAGGTAATGGTAATGTAAGTTTTAGTAGGGGTACAATAGCTACTTATGTAGATAGATATGGAATATTAAAATACGCTACTACTAATGAACCTAGATTTGAGGATACTGGACTTCTAGTTGAGGGTGATAGTACTAATGTGTTATTAAACTCAGAGATTGCTGTTATTCAAAGTGGTACAGTTGATGCTAATGTAATTGCTTCACCTGATGGAAATGTTACAGCCGATAAGGTTATCCCTGACGATGGTAACACTGTTGCTAGATGGGCTAAGTATTTTAATAAAACATCAGGCTCAATCTATACTGTTAGTTCATTTAATAAAGCGGGTGAAATGAATCGTATAAAACTAGGTTTTTATGAGAGCGGTGATAAATTTGCCCATTTCGACTTATCTGATGGAACTATCGTAAGTGAAGATAGTGGTATTGTTGGAAAGATTGAAGCCTTAGATGGTGGTTGGTATAGATGTTCTGCTACTTTCACTGCGGGAGCAACTTCAACCACAGACAATGCTTATGTTACTAGACAAGATAATGCAGATGCAGATGGAACGAAAGGATGGTATACATGGGGTGGACAAATTGAAGAATTGTTGTTTGCTTCAAGTTATATACCTACTATAGATAGTGAAGTTACTAGAAGCAAAGATGACTGTTATGTATCTTTAGCTAATAATACTATTGCGGGCAGTGCTCCATCAACTACTGTAGTAGACTTTGATAGATTAGGGTTAATGGTTGGTGCTCAGGCTTATATTTATTCATCATCTGTTACTCCTAGCCTTGCTATGTGGTTTTGGGCTGGTCACAATTCTTATGCTAGAGAAGGAATAGACACAAATATAGATTTTTATAATAACTATAGTTTAGGAAAAAGTAGAGCTTGTGTAGTAAATGATTTATCAGAAACTGTATTATACAACAACGGTATAGAAGTAGGTAGAAGTGCATTAGGTGATAATGCTCCAGTTAACGTACTTACTTCAATAAACATAGGCAGTAACCAGTCTTTGGATGATAACTTATTTGGGCACATTAAGAATTTTAGAATGTATGACAAAGCATTAATGCCCAGCGAAGCGTTAATAGTATAAGGATGTAGTATGAGTAACAATATGGGATGGGGACTTAAAAGTATAGCTGATAAGTTCCGTAAAGGTATATACACAGAAGATGAGTTGAGTAGTGTTATAGGTAATATAAATAATCCATTGCTAGATATGCCACTAAATAACTCTTTGTCTATGAAACAAGGAGTCGGTGAAGTTACATTTACTAGAGATACGATAGCCACATATATTGATAGGTATGGCATACTTCAGTATGCTGCTGTAGATGAACCTAGATTTGAGAAAGATGGGTTTTTAGTTGAGGGTGAGAGTACTAATCTATGTTTGCAAAGTGAGGATTTTAACACTACATGGAACTGGCAAAATATAACACCAGTATCTAAAGTAGCACCTGATGGAAGTAACAATGCCTATAAACTAGAAGAAAACTCAAACACATGATGAAATAACAATGAGCGTATTTGCTAAGGCAGACGAAAGGGATTGGATTATAATAAATGCGTCAAGTTCTTACGCTAAAGTGTGGTTTAATGTTTCTACTGGAGAAATAGGTAACATACTTAATGGTACAGCCAAGATAGAAAAAGTGGGTGATTTTTACAAATGTAGTGTAACGGGTAAGTTTTTAACTGGCGGCAATTTTACCATGTATATACAAAATTCTATAGCTGATGGAATAGAAACTTATGACGGAGTAGTAGGAAGTGGAGCTATTTTTTATGGTGTTCAGTTAGAAAAGCTACCTTTTGCTTCAAGTTATATACCTACAGAAGCTAGTGAGGTTACTAGAAGTGGTGACTTTTGTGAAGTTGATTATAGTGGAAACATAACAGAGAGAAATGACAACACAACATGGATAGCAGACTTTGATAAACTAGGAGACATATCTACTCAACATCAATTTATAGCTTCAATTAAAAATGTTCTAAATACTAACATTGTTGCTTCATTAAATGGTAATAATAACTTACATTCTAACTTTACTAGTAGTGGAAGTATAACAACATCTAATTTTGCAAGTGGAAGGGTAGCTGTATCTATAGATGAAGCTACACACTCATTGTATGTAAATGGAACATTAGATACTTCCATTGCAGTAGACAGAGATGCTTTACATAGCCCTCAAGGACTAAGAATAGGAGTTAGAGATATAGGTGAAGAACTATTTGGACACCTTAAAAACTTTAGAATATACGACAGAGCATTGACACCAACTGAAATAGGAATGGCATAATGAGAAAATTTAGAAGTAATGCGGAAGCAAATGACATAGGTGCTTAAAAACTTTATCATCAACGGTGGTTTTGATATTTGGCAGAGAGGAAATGGTACATTTACTACTAACCAATATTCTGCTGATAGACATTATACTGGTAATGGTAGAGGTGTTGTAAAAGAAGTAGATTCAGTAGAGGGAAATGTACATAAATGTACTAATGATGTAGCAAGTGGTGTTTTTCTTGCTCAGCCTATAGAATTGAAAATACTTGGTAACAATAATGAGTTTAAAATAGGTAATACTTACACATTAACTGCTAGGGTTAAGAGTTCAGCAAAAGTTAGGTGTTATGCTCACTTTAGAGTAGGTGTAGCGGGTACAGCTACGGAAGTATTTACGGGTGATGAGAAAGGCGGTAATGATGTATATGAGAATATATCTTGGACTTTTACAGTTACCGCTTCTGCTAGTGGCTCACAAAATAATTTACTTATAAGATTATGGTCAAGTACAGATGAAGCTGATTTTAGGGTATCACATTGGCAATTAGAAGAGGGTAGTGTATTTACTGGTTTTGAGAAAAGACCTATAGGAATGGAATTGGCTTTATGCCAGAGATATTACTTTAGAACTGGAAGTGGTTATGCTTATTCTACTTGGGCTACTGGCTTTGCTGAATCTACTACTGAATTTGAGTGCGTGTTTCACTTGCAAAATACATTAAGAGCGATTCCATCTATATCATCAAGTGGAGCAATAAGAGTAAGGAGCGGAAGCACTCATGCGGTTAGTGCTTTAAATATCTCAGGTATTACAATCACATTATCACAAGTGCACATAATAGCTACAACGACTGGTCTAACTGCTGGTCAAGGTGGTAAGCTAACTGCGAATAATAATAATGCGTCTTATGTAGCTTTAGATGCAGAATTATAAAAGGATATATGATGGAAATTGAAACAGTAAAAATACAAGGTGATGGGTACTTAGTTAACGGTGTTTTGGGAGTACCTAAAGCAGATGAAAATAGACACTATCAAGAAGTTAAGATTTGGCTAGAGACTAATACTCCTGAGTCTGAATTTACAGAAGAAGAGTTATTGACTAAAGTTACTGCTCTAACTGCTATCAAAGCTAAGTTAGTTAAAGAGAAGGCTTTAGAGGGTATTGTCATTACTCATAATACAGTGGCATATGATGCTCACGGTAGGGCTATTGGTAATATGAGTGCTGTAATGGGTATAGCTAACTTTAAATTTAATCAAGCTGTATCTATAGGTGGTGCAACAAACGAAGAAGCTTATCAGGCAATCTACAAAGATACTGTAATCTTCTGGAGAGGTGCTGATGATAAAACTCATGAAGTTATGATAGAATCAGTTTGTGAAGTGCTTGAGAAAGCGATGCTAGCGGTAGCAGAAATAGTGGTGGTATAAAATGGAAAAGATGAAGACGATATTGTTAAGTGTATGGTATTTGGTAATACTTGTAACTAAAGGTGTATGGGCTAGGATATTTTATCCTGTTGCATATTTGTTCTACGATTGGACTATGAGAGGTACAGTTAGACGTAATTATACTATACCTGAATCAATAGCTAAGAATCCTATTAAGTGGTTCTTATGGTTACATTATGATGATGCACAACCTCCATGTGGCTCTAAAGAGTTTATAGCTGACAAGTGTACAAGATGTAGGTTCTTATGTGCGTACAAGTGGAATACAAGAAATAGTATGTACAATATAAATTATAACTATTTAAGTAACCAGAGTAAGATAGTTAGTCATACTGAACCAGGTGGTATTTACCAATGGAACAGAAAGCTTAGAAGACGTAATGGTGATATAGGTAGTCAGTTAGTATGGTTTAGTACTGAGAAAGAACAATATAGATTCTTGTATAGTATGGCTAAGATATGGTTCAACAGAGATGTTACATTTTACTTTGGTTGGAACCCAAATACTAACGGTAGATTTACTCTAGCGTTAAAGATAAAATAAGGAAGTATTATGAGTTGGTGGAATGCGTTAATCGAGCCTATAACCTCAATGGTTAAAGCTCCATTAGTAGAATGGCAAAAGAGAAAGACTTTAGAGGTTGCTCAAGTGGATAAAGCTCTAGATAGAGAACATGAACTAAATATGAAGAAGGTTGATGTAAACCATGAGTTAGCTAAGCAAGGTATGCAGATAGAGGCTAATTGGGATACAAATGCTCAAAGTAATATGAAGTATACGTGGAAAGATGAATGGTTTGTTATCCTATTCTCTATACCTTTGATTGGTGCATTTGTGCCCGGTATGGATATTTATATACTAAAAGGTTTTGAAGTACTATCTAAAACTCCTGAGTGGTATAGATGGTTATTAGCGGGTATTGTGGTAGCAACATTCGGATTACGTTGGATGTTTAGTAAAATTAAGATGTAACTGCTATAATTTTGGTATAATTGTAAAAATGATTAACAAGGGCTAGAATGGACGAGGAAACTGCAAAAGAGATAAAGACATTAGTCGTATCTCATGATAAAGATATAGGTATTATGAGTCAATCTATCGAGCACTTAGTAGATGCTATAGGTACGACTAATAGTAAGATGGAAGATGTTATTGATGTCATTAGTATACAAAACGTACTAGCCGAAAAGGTTACTAATATGGATGGTCAACTCAAAGAGTCATTTGGTAGAGTTCATAATAAAGTAGATAAACTGGAAGAAGAATCTAAAAAGATTATTAATCCTGTTATGCTTAAATGGGTATTAGGTATTATCATTGCTTACTCTGTTACGTTTGGTACGTACATTGTAACACATATACACGATCTAGAAATGGCAGTGAAAACTCAAACTGTTTTAGAGGCACAAAGGCATGAGTCTCTTAATAAAGATATAACTAGATTAGATGGTATAGCAGATCGTAATGCTTATATATTAAGAGGTGTGATAGATGACTAGTAAGTACTTTAAGGCACATGAATTAGTGCCTTTACAGATATTCAATCTTCTTAATGAAGACTTGTGTATGGCTATGATAGATGATAAGCTTATTGAGACTATAGATGCTATTAAGGAAAGATTTCCTAATGGTACTATGACTATCAATAACTACATGTGGAATGGTGATAGAGGTTGGAGTGGTATTAGGACTAAAGGTAGTCCTTATTATAGTCCAACTTCACAACATACTCTAGGTAAAGCTATCGATGCAGTATTTAGTGCTTATAATATAGATGAGGTAAGAGACTACATTATGGCTAATCCTGATGAGTTTCCTCATGTAAAAGGTATTGAGTTAGACGTTGGTTGGCTTCATGTAGATGTTAGAAATAGTAACAAAGTTATGCTGTTCAGTAAGATAGGTTAAGTTAAGCTTAAACGAATATTAGGTATGATACAGCAAATAAAAGGGTATTTATGGAAGATAATGAAGTTAAAACAGTAGATAAGCTAGTCGATTGGAAGAATCCTCCTACAGTTGAAGATTTAAAGAACGACCTCACTTCTGCTGAATCAGACCATAGTGAGCATATTACGAAGGTAGAAGGCTACTTAGAGAAGTTAGCCGGGGAACTTAAGATTAAGATACCTAAAGGTAGGTCTAAAGTACAGCCTAAACTTATTCGTACTCAAGCTGAGTGGAGATATGCTGCGTTAGAAGAACCGTTCCTCTCAACTAAAGATATGTTTGAGGTAAGTCCTCGTACTCATGAAGATGGTGAAGGTGCAGAAAGTAATCAGATTGTACTCAACTACCAGTTCAATACTAAGATAGATAAAGTAGACTTTATTAATGAGTATGTTAGAACTGCTACTGATGAAGGTACTACTATAGTACAAGTTGGTTGGAAGTTTGTTGAGGAAGAAAAAGAAGTTGATGTAGAAATACATGCTACTCCTGAACAAGCTCAATCATATTTACTTTACCAAGTACAGACTGGACAAATGACTCAAGAGGAAGCTATGATGGCTTCTCAGAGTGGAGAGCCTATAGTTGTAGGTACTAGGAAAGAGAAACGACTAGTTACTGTTGAGAATCATCCTACTTATAGAGTATGTGAGTATGATAAGTTAGTTATTGACCCTACATGTGAGGGTGATATAGATATGGCTGAATTTATTATTAGTCCATTTGAAACTAGTTGGAGTGGATTGAAGAGAGATGGTAGTTATTCAAATCTTGAATACATTTTTGGTACAGGTAAAGAAGATGGTGCTGGAGCAGGAGCTGAATCTACTGATGAAGAGTTTATAGCTGCTCAAAGTGATGAAGAAGATCCAAGTGGATTTGAGTTCAAAGATAAAGCTCGTAAGAAGATAACTGCATACGAATACTATGGTTATTGGGATATAGATGGTAATGGTCTAACTAAAGCTATTCGAGCTGTATGGACTGGTAGTACTATGATTAAACTTGAGGAGTTACCTTATCCAGATAAGAAACTTCCTTTCGTTGCTGTACAATATTTACCAGTTAGGAAAGCTGTATATGGTGAACCAGATGGAGCACTAATTGCAGACCAACAAGATATTCAAGGTGCATTATACCGTGGTATGATTGATATTATGGGTAGAGGTGCTAATGGTCAAATGGGTATGCAGAAAGGTATGCTAGATGTTGCTAATCAGAAAAAATTTGATGCAGGAGATCACTTCTTCTACAACCAAGGATTTGACCCTAAACAATCAGTATACACACAAACATTCCCAGAACTTCCTAGAGGAGCTATAGAGTTAGCTCAGAGTCAGAATCTACAAGCAGAAAGCCTTACAGGTGTTAAAGCTTATAGTTCTGGTATTAGTGGACAAGCATTAGGTTCAACAGCTACAGGAGCTAGAGGTGCTTTAGATAGTGCTTCTAAACGTGAGTTAGGTATTCTTAGAAGACTGAGCAAAGGTTTAGAAAAGATTGGTCGTAAGACTATTGCTATGAATGCAGCCTGGTTAGATGATGATGAAGTTATCAGAGTTACTAATGAAGAGTTTAGGACTATCAACAAAGATGATTTAGATGGTACATTCGATTTACGTTTATCTATTAGTACTGCAGAGAGTGATAATCAGAAAGCTGAAGAGCTATCGTTTATGTTACAAACTACTGCTCAGAGTTCAGACCCTGAAGAAGTACGTATGATTAGAGCTGAAATAGCTAAACTACGTAAGATGCCTGAATTAGCTGAGAGAATAGAATCATTTGAACCTAAACCTGACCCAATGGCAGTACAACAAGCTGAATTACAGATTGAATTATTAAAAGCTCAAGTATTTAATGAACAAGCTAAAGGTCAAGAGAATGCAGTAGATGTAGAACTTAAGAAAGCTAAAACTACTAATGAACTTGCTAAAGCAGGTAAGACTAACTCAGAAAAAGATATGACAGACTTATCTTTCCTAGAAAAGGAAAGTGGTACTGCACATGCTCAAGAGATGGAAAAGAAGCACTTTGATAGACAAGCAAACTTAGAGGGACTAGCTTTCAGTAAGCCTAGTGCTTCTAAGTAGTAAAAGGAGATAATATGGGTGATACACACGATAGTAGAGAAATGGATGTAAGTAAACATTCACGTAATGATAATCAGATACTGAGTAAGGACTTATTTAATGCTTATCAGGAACTAATTCGAGAATCTATCGCTTCAGATATTACTGGAGGGACTCACGTAGTGGATGAGTTTAGTCATGCTGTACATAACGGTGATGCTTATTCTGTATCTTCTGGTGGAACTATCCCAGGTGAAACAACTGTATATATGCTTAGTCTAGGTGGAGATAAAGCTATACACTTCGGTGAGTTCTCTCTAGCAACTAGTAAAGGTCTTATTACGCTAGCATTATACGAAGATTCTATCATTGAAGATAATGGTACGTTGCTTACTCCTTTGAATAGAAATAGAGAGTCTACTAATACGGCTACTAAATTTACATATAGTGGTGCTGATGTGTCAGATGTAGGTACTCTATTAGAAAAGTCTACTATATATGATACAGGTGGAGTTGGTAGTCATAATACTCAAGGATTTGGTTCTATAGACTCTCAATGGGTACTATCACCAGATAGAGTATATGTACTAGCTATCACGAATGAAGATAGTACAGAAGTAGATTTTAATGGTACGTTTATGTGGATTGAACACTAATTTATTCTTTGTACACAGTGATTAAGCAGTAATTAAGTAAGTGTTATGGTATAATACAAAAAATAAGGAATTAGCATGGAAAACGGTAATAAAAGTAAAGTAATAGAACTAGATGGTGTTGTATATGCATGGAATGGTGATGCTTGGGCTCCTCTTCCTACTTTAGCTGAAGTAGCTAAGTTAGATGAAGCTAATACTTTTACTGATGCAGTGCAGATATTTTCTGCATTACCTATAGAAGACCCAGTAGTTGCTGGACAACTATGGGCTAACTCAGGTGTAGTTACAGTGAGTGCTGGAGCATAAGTTTCTTCAGTGTCCAGAATGGGAATGACACTTAACTAAAAGCTCTAATTTTACAGGCAATCTCGAAAGAGGACACAAGGATATAATATGTTAACACAAGAGCAACTCGATAACATCGAACTCGACAATGCGGAAGCAAGAGAAGCAATTAGTAAAGGTAAAGCCTTTGAAAAATTGTTAAATGGTGATGACTACAAGTTAGTTATCTCAGATGGATTTCTTAAAGAGTATCCAAAAGAACTAGCTGTAGCAATCGCTACTAATACTGGAGCATATGATACAGATGCACTTATTGAAGAACTGAAGGGTATTAATGCCTTAGTAAGTTATGGATTTAGAGTAGCTGGAGCACATAAAGCCGCAGAACAAACATTAGCCGATAATGCAAAGCTTATCGCTTCTCAAGAAGAGGAGTAACCGATGGCTATTGACACTAACGGTATGTCCGATGATGAACTATTAGAGCACGTTGACTCTCTTCCTGTAGAGGAAGAAGAGCAAGAACAAGATGAGTCTGAGACTGAAGAAGACGAAGTAGATACTGAATCTGAAGAGTTAGAAGATGAAGATGAAGATGAAGAGCAAGAAGACCTTGAGGACACTGAAGAGGACGAAGAAACTGAAGAAGTAGACGACACGACAGAGGATACTCTAGATACTGACGAAACTGAAGATGAAGAAGCCGATGAAGAATCTCAAACTGAAGTGGATGAAGAAGAAGAGACTGAAGATACTGACAAGAAAGAGGATACTCCGGAAACAGGAACTTTAGAATTTTACAAAGCATTTCATGATACAGTAACAGCTCCATACAAAGCAAATGGTAAAGAGCAACCTGGGCTGAAAGACCCGAAAGACTTCGTGACAGCATTATCGATGGCTAGTAACTATGCACTTAAGACAACTGCGATGAAACCTCATATGGGTAGAATCAAGATGCTTAAAGATGTAACAGATGCTGAGCTTAATGAGATGTTGGATTTTAGAGAACGTAATCCAGAGGTGATTAAGAAGGCTTTGAAAGAAGCTGGAATTGACCCAATAGATTTAGGTGATGATGAAGAGGAATCTAGCTATGTAGCTAAAGACCACTCTATCAGCTCTGAAGAGATCGAGTTTGACGAAGTAATTGAGCCTATTAAAGGTACGCCAGAGTTTGCACAAACAACTAAGGTTGTGACTGAAGTTTGGGATGAACGTTCTAAAAGAGCTATGCTGAGTGACCCAAGGTTACTAGTGGCACTGAATGAAGAGATTCAGATGGGAAGGTATGACCAAATTCAAGGTATTATAGACCAGAACAGATTACTAGGTAAAACTGGTGGTAGAACTGATTTAGAGATGTACCAAGAAATTGCAACTACAATGAACTCTGAAGCTCCTCAGGAAGAGCCAAAAACAGTAGTAGCTCCTAAGACAGTAGTTCCGAAAGAGAAAGTCCAAGACCCAGTGAAGAAAGCTGAAAAGCAGAAAGTTGGTATTAGTACTAAGAAGAAGACTAAAGCTATTAAGAAGTATGATCCGACAACTTTGTCAGATGAAGCTTTCATGGAATTAGTTGAATCTGGTGCTAAATTTTTATAAAGGGTAACACATGATTTACAATAACGGAACATCAAGTATTGGTAGTCAATTCAATACATTCGAATACAAGCGTAAAGCGATTATCGAAACAGCTAAGGCTGAGTATTTTAGTATGTTAGGTGATTCAGAATCACTAACTAAGAATTTTGGTCAAACGATCAAAAAGTTTCATTATATTCCTCTATTAGATGATAGAAATATTAATGACCAGGGACTTGATTCTGCAGGTGCGTCAACTGCTAATGAAGTAACAATTACAATCGTTAATGGCGATGGTGAAACAGTATACATGGTTGGTAATGGTGCAGATGCAGCAGCAGCTCTTGTAGTAGCAAAAGCAGAAGCAGTTCTTTACTTCACACTTGAAGGTGTATTTGATACAAATTACGCTGATACTGTAACTGCTGTTGAAGCATTAGATCCTGCATGGGTTGTAACTGAAGGTTCTGCTGTTAATGGTGGTGGTAACTTATACGGTTCTAGTAAAGATCCAGGTTATATCTCTGGTAAAATTCCTACACTGTCTGAAACAGGTGGTCGTGTGAATAGAGTTGGTTTCAAACGTGTTGAACTTGAAGGTTCTATTGCTAACTACGGTTTCTTCTATGAGTGGTCTAAAGACTCTATGGATTTCGATACTGATAAAGACTTATATACTCATATTAACCGTGAGAATGTACGTGGTGCTAGAGAGATATCTGAAGATATTATCCAGCAAGATTTAATTGATGGTGCAGGTGTAATTCGTTACGCTGGTGATGCAACTTCTTTAGCTTCTATTGGTTATAGTGCAACTTCTGCTCTTAACTCTATTGTTACATATAATGACCTTGTTCAACTTGGTATTACATTAGATGATAACCGTTGTGAGAAAGACACTAAAGCTGTTGTTGGTTCAAGAGATACAGATATCAAGATTATCCAATCTGCTAGATATATGTTCTGTGGTTCTGAAATGGTTCCTACGTTAATGCGTATGACTGATTATCACTCTAACCAAGCATTCGTGCCTGTTGCTAAGTATGGTAACGCTGGTGTTGATGGTAAGTACAAAAATGCTTTACATGGTGAAGTTGGTGCTGTAGCTGGTTTCAGAATTATCGTTGTTCCTGAAATGTTCGGTTATGTTGGACAAGGTGAAGATGTTGGTGCAGATTTATCATTCCTTAATGATAGTGTTAAATATAATGTTTATCCTATGATTGCTGTTGGTTCTGGTTCGTTTGCGAACATCAAGTTCCAGTCTAACCAAGGTACTTCTGACAAGTTCAAAATCATTGTACGTAAACCTGGTACATTCGCTAATCCGGATGATCCATATGAGAAAATTGGATACTCAAGTATTCAGTTCTGGCAAGGTACTATGATACTTCGTCCTGAGTGGATTGCAAAAATCCTAACTCTAGCTCAAGGTTAATCCCTGAGTTAGTAGCACTGTAGCCTTCGGGCTACTACATGATGGTATCACCCATCTTAAAAAGATAATCTAAGGAAATGATATGAGTGAAAATAAACTACCTACTGAGAGAGAAACATTAATTGAAAGAGCTAACCTAATGGGTTTAGATTTTAAAGGTAATATCTCTACAGATAAGTTACGTACATTAGTTAATGGTGAAATTAAGCCTGAAGTCAAAGAAGAGCCTAAACCAGTTAAAGCTGTTAAAGGTACTATGACACAAGCACAATTCGAGCAGAAGCAGTTAGTAGCTAAAAGAAAGCAAATGAGTAGATTACGCAGAATAATCGTTAGTTGTAATGACCCTCAGATGAAAGATTGGGATACTACTCCGTATATGCACATTAGTAATGCATTGATTTCATTACCTAAAATAGTAGTGCCACTAAATGTAGAATGGCATGTTCAACAAGCATATGTAGATATGCTGAAAGGACAAAAGTGTGGAATACCTATCAAAGGTAAAGATGAGAAAGGTCGTCCTATCACTAAACGTAAAGAGATTAAGAAGTACAATATTGCATTTCTAGACCCTCTAACGAATGACGAGTTGGATGAACTCAAAGCTATGCAGATATCGAGAGATGGTGTAAAGTAATATGACTAGGGCTTCTTAGGAAGCTCTAGATGATATTATATAAAGGATAACAATGGCTAATTTTACAATACCTAAGAATAAAGACTATACTTTTACATTAAAGGTTATGGAGAAAGATTCGTTCTTACCTCAAGATTTAACTAATATGAGTGCAGCCTCTATTGAGGTACTATTAGCTTCTACAGCTTGTTCACTCTTTACAACTGCTATGACAGTACTTGATGCTATTAATGGTGTGTTAGAGTGTACTATCCCAGCAGCTCAGACCAACCTACTTACTATAGACCGTGGAGACCAAGTTGATGGTTACTATTTGAAACCTGCTCACCAAGCAAATATCACAGTTACGTTTAGTGATGGAACACCAACTGTATTCAGTATCCTTGAAAAGGTATATGCAGCACCAACTGAGTGTATAGTATAATGGAGATAGAAGTAACTGATGTTGCTATTGTAGATAGTGACTCTATAGTTATTAGTACTGATATTGGTACTGAAGTAGCTACTGCAACATCTACTATTACTGAGGTTATTCCAGATAGTTATGTACTTACTAGTTTAGGTATATTTACAGGTAACTTAGATGGTACTATTCCTATATGGCTATTAGATGCTATAGACACTGCACTTACTACAGGTGATGGAAATATCACTTCTGTACTAGCAGATATGCAGGGACTAATTGATGGTTTAGCTATAGGTGTTAACCAAAATATTACACAGATAGAGAGTACAAATGAATCTCTTAGTGCGTTAGAAGAGAGTATTGTTAGTAGATTAAATGGTAATGATGCATCTATTCTAAACCTAGAGACTACTAGAGTTACAGAGGATGACGCTCAGACAATAGCCTTATCCGTACAACAATCTACATTTGGTAGTGATGTTGAAGCTTTTATAGGTAATATTGCTAGTACTTATGTGGATGGCAGTTCCGCTATTGCTCAAGATATAGACTTGCTTACAGTTAGTGTCAATGGTGTAAACGCTAGTGTTTCTCAGATAAGTGTTGTCTCTGTAGATGAGGAAGAAGCAAGAGCTAAACATTCTTTAGTGGTAGACGTTGATGGGTCTATTGCAGGATATGTAGCCGAGACTGATGGAACTACTAGTGAGTTTACAATTAATGCTGATATATTTAAGGTAGGTAATTTAACTACTAACTATACTCCTCTAGTGGTCAATGTACCAGAAGGCAGAGTAGAGTTTAATGGGTATGTATCATTTACTGGTTTAGGGCTGGATAGTGATAGTACTAGCATTAATGGTGGATTACTTGAAACTAATACTCTACACGCAGAAACTATTATAGCTGGTGGAACTATAGCTGCTCCTATTATTAATGGTGGGGTCATTACTGGTGGTTTATTACAGGGCTCTATTATTGAAGGTGCTGTAATAAGAGCTTCATACCTGGATCTTGATGGGGATTTAGAAATACTTACTGATTATCATATCTCTATAGCATTATATGACAGCGATCCTAGTAGATTTATAGATGCTGTATATATAGCCATTGATAACGAATATAGGATACCTACGTTGAGTGATGTTAGAGATATAGATACTGTATCTACATCTAACGTAATCGGAGCCTCTATAGAAAGTACTATATTTACATATGATACTGCCAATGTTAATAGTAATAAGAAGGCAAGAAAACTTAACCCAACTATAGCTGTACTAAACACTTCTGAGGTTATTAAGATTCATGCTAATGGCGGTAGTAACTGTAGTACTAAAAATGGAAATATTACTATAGGGTTTTATCTTGGTGATGTGCAGTTATTTAATATTAAAGCTACATACCACCCTTCATGTGACCAGGGTAATGATATGCAAAGTGCTTATATCACCAATAACTTTGGTGATAACGTATCTTTAGGGCATACATCCCTAGTAAATGTATTTACTTCGGCTGGTATACAATTCTCGACTGATGGAGTAGTTGCTTTATATGATGATTACAGAGATCATACTTACTCAATCTATGTAGATCAAGGCTCCTACATAACTGAAATAGGTGTAAACGGTGAAACTAGTCTTTATAAAATAGTACTGGAAGATGAGTACCATCAGACAGTAAACTATCACACAGCAGTTATCAGTACCGATAAAGATGTAGTAATAAATAACTTACTTGGGTAATAAATGATAACAATATGAGAATATATAATACTAAGTAGTTATATAGTATAATGTAAGAATTAAAATAAGGATAAAAAATGGCAGAATCATCAGAAAGTTTTAGTAAAGAGAACGTAGGTGACTTAAGTATAGTCACAATATATAAAGAATTGATGGCAGCATCAACAGACCAAGATAGTGTGTATATCAAGGCTAAAGAGACTTTATCAGCATTGCTGTTAGAGAATGATTTAACTGGTACAGAGAAAGCTGCTGTGATTTCACAGACTATATCAGCTATAGCATCGAATATAACATCGTCAGCAATGACTGCTGCTATTGATGTGGCTAAACATAATCAAGTAATGCCATATGAGTTAGCTAAGCTTATAGAAGATACTATCTATGTGCAAGAGCAAGCTAATAAAGTTGCTACGGATATAGCAAATGCAGATCAAGACCTTAAATCTAAAGTTTATAATGGCTGGAAAATACAAGGTGAACTAGTTCGTGACTTTGGTGTGAATGCATTTAATTTAGCTGTTACTGATGATATTATACCTCAGATACAGTATAACTCATCTGGTACTAAGTATGAGGCTGAACGTCAAGCTAGAGCTAATGTATATAATACATACGCTAGTTCTTATAGAGGTAATGGTTACGTTGCAGTTAACCTTAACGCTGATGGTACTTTAGCTAATACAACTACAGGAGATGTTAATGGGTTGACTACAGCTCAGACTGCAGTTGCAGTTAGACAAGAGATTGGCTTTGATGATAATATGAGACAGCATGTAGCTAATAGTTCAGCTAGTATGATGAGTATGTTACTTAGTACTGAAGCAAGTGGTATTGACTATGCACCTTACTTAGCTAAATGGTCTACATCTATTGATTACCTTAATGAAGTAGTGTAGTATGTATTTGGTAGAAGATAGAGTCTCTCCTGCCATAGGTACATATGTAAGTAACTTGAGAGCTAAGAATAAAATACTTAATCACTTCCCTAAAGAGATGGATGGAACTGATGAGGTATTTGGTAAACTCATGTACTATAATGGTAGTATAAATGAGTCAGCTTCATACCTTGAAGTATA